TATCTGGATGAACAAGATCGGCTGGACTTTCAGTCGAGCGAGTTGTTGAGTGCGGTCGACAAGATCTCGGGTCGTTTGAGCGGCTTGGACTTTAGGCCGTTGGTGCAACGGGTTGGATCGTCTTTGAGTTCGATTCGGCAACGGTCGATTGCGCAGATCATGTTGGACCAGGTGGTTTCGGAACACCAGTTGAATCGGGTGGTCCCACAGTTCAACCATTTGTTCACGCTGTTGGGTTCGTGCGGCATCACAGGTCACATGGTGAATCATCCAACGATTGGGTTGACGGCCGATCTTGAAGTTGTGCATCCGATGGAGTTGTTTCCGTTTCCGTCGTTGAATGCGGACTACACCAAACAGCGTGGTCTGTTGCGTCAACGGATGGTGTCGATGGAGTTCCTGAAGGATGCTTTCGGTCCGAAGGTGGCTCGAAACAAAGAACGGATGGAGTTCTATACGATCAAGCCGGGCGAGACCTTTGAGCAACAGAATGCGAACGAGTACACGTTGGGGTCACAGGTGGTGTATTCGGATCAGAAGGTTGTTGGGCATGATCCGCAGGCTGACGCAATGCAGGTCGTTCGTGTTCGTGAGTTGTGGCTGAAGGGTCCTCGGGACACGGTGACTCGGTACGTTGTGACAAGCGGCGAGTACGTGATCCATGATGAGGATCTTGAGGGCCGAGAGGTTTATTGTCCGATTGGGTTTGCGAGGTTCATGGAGAACGGCTCGTTCCACGGCGCCGGAGTCTTCGACCTGTTGTTCCCATTGTGCCGCGAAGCCGAGCGTCTACAGAAGTCGCTGTTCAACAACATTCGGGACATCGACAAGTACGGTGTGCTGGTGTTGCCGCACGGTTCGTTCAACGCGAACACGATGTTGCGAGACGTCGGTCAGGGCTTGCGGGTGTTCCCGTGGGAGCCGGATCCGATCAGTGAGGGTTTCCGTCCGTTCAACATTACGCCGTACAACTCTGGCGACGTGCCTGGGCGTGTGAGTGCGTTCGCGGTTCAGCAGATTGACCGTTTGAACCCGATCCGTGATTTGATTGCGGAGAAGGGCCGAGTGGACTCGGCGACCGGCTTGCAGTTCTTGGATGAGCAAGTGAATCGGGCAATGAATACGCCGACCGCCGGTGTTCAGCAGGCGTGGGGTGACTGTTACCGAGCGGTGTTGGCGGGCACGGTTCGGGAGGTTGTGTTCAGCCCGAAGACGTTCACGGTAGATCAGTTGACGCTGGATCTGGCCGGTGTGGTTGTGGACCCTGAGTCGATGGCGGTGAGCTTTGAGCAGAATCCGTTGCCGTCGCTTGGGCAGTTGTCGTTCAAGATCAAGGACATCAATCCGAGGAGCAAGGTTGCACGGAAGCAAGAAGCACTTCAGATGCAACAGCAGTTCCAGTTGGATCAGGACACCTTCATGTTGTTTGCATTGAAGGAGGGCCTTGACTTTGCGCTATGGAGTGACGAGCATCAGAGTGCCTACGAGTCTGTAGTCCGCAACTGTTTGTTGTTGTTTGGTGACGGAAAGACGCCGGGCCAAGTTGTGTTGACCCCTCAGACCACGAAACCAGAGATGCAGATTCGGGTATTGAATTCGTTCATGGCAAGTCCGACGATGGCTGTGTCTTCGGCCGAGGTACAGAACGCTTTCATTGAGTACCACAAGACTTTGATGGGCTTTATGGGCTTGGTACTTCCGAACGCCCTTCCCAATCCTGACGATATGGCTATGCTTGGGAAGTTAGATCAGCAGATGGCTCAGATGCAAGGGCTTCAGCAAGGAGCCGCTGGGCCACAACAACCGATGGCACCGATGATGCAAAGGGCATAAATGGACCTTGACCCACAGATGCGGATCACTTTGGACGATGGCACCGAGGTGTCGATTGCCGATCTTATTCAGAGCCGTAAGGATCTTGCGGAAGCCATTGAGATCAACGACACGCTTCAAGAAGACTTGAAGCAGGTCGGCACGTTGTTTCGCGCGGACGTGACCCACGAAGATCGTGAGTCCGCGACTCGAAACATCTTGGCGGATCTCGGCTATGAGGATGATCAAATCGACCAGTATCTGAACGCCGTGCGTTCCAGAGTGACCCAGGAAGAACCAACGGACGAACCAACATACGACCCCGATGAAGACGAGATCGAAGAGATCGACCTGCCAGATCTTGAAGATGACGCCAATATCAGTGGGGGGAACACAGAGGACGATATGAGCAACGATCAAGACGCAGATATTCTTCGCCAAGAGCTTGAGACGCAACGCGCTGAACTTCACAAGATGCGAGTTCGGGAACTACGTCAAAACTTGGATGCTCAGTTAGATCGGGTATTGGAAAAGAATCCAGACTTTCAGAAACTTCTGAAGAGCGCACAGGAAGTGCGAGGTGATGAGGGTCTTCAACAGGCCCGGCAAACCTTGAGGGGCCAGTTGGAACAACGGGCTCTTGAACGCATGCAAACCCGCCGCGCTTCGGCAGGAACCTTTGAGGACTCATGGATGTCCGAAGAGGTTGAAAAAGCAGTTGATCCTGTCGTAGGTACTTTCCGGTCGGTAATCGGCGACATTGACCGTTTGGGTCGTTCGTCGGAAACGGTCACCGGGTTGGACGCGCAAGAAATCTTGCGCAGTAAGCCAGTTCCTGAGCCTGAGTATCGTCCGGGTTCTTCGCTGAGTGACATTGAGTCGCAGGTGAAGAGTTTCGCAAGCGATACGATCAAGCGGGCACTGGCATCGTCTCCTGGTGAATCCGCAATCTGATAAAGGAATAAGTCATGCCTTTCGCAACAACTGGGTCGATCTTCGACCGTCAGTCAAATCGCATTCAAGAAGTTCTCAACAAGTCAATGCGCGTCTTCCTTGCCGGACTTGATCCGGTGTGGCGCGACAACGTCGTTACCAGCCAGGGCATCGGCAACTCCGGTGACCTCGGCCGCGACCTCAAGATCACGAAGCTCTTCATGGGCAGCCTCACGGGCGTGATCGAAGCAGGCCAGGGATTCGGCGACAAGGATCTGTACGGTGACAGCACTACTGCCCTTGGTCCGCTGATGCACACTCAGCAGGCCACCCAGGCGTATCCGAGTCCGCTTGATGGACCGAACGCAACGGCGTACCGCCTTGCGATCCCGATGCGGTCGCTCGTCACCAACCTGATGATCACCCTCGGTGAGAAGCAGGCCGACGCGACTCCGGCGCTCATCGATCAGGTCGTGGCTCCGAAGCTCACGGCGTTCGCCCGCAACATGGCGCACACCCTGTGCAACTACTGGTACCTCTCGCAGAACGAGTCGTACAAGCTCTGCACGGTGACCAACGCGACTTCGGCGCAGATCGGCACCACCGGTCAGTACCGCATCACGTTCGAGCCGAACAACTACGCGGTCCACCGCTTTAGCCGTGGTCAGCGCGTCGACCTGCTCTGGAACTCCGGCGCAGCGTCGGGTGCCGTCACGGGTATGCGCCTCAACGACAGTGAAGATCAGCTTGTTAGCACGACTCTGACTCTTAGCGAATCCACCCGTACAAGCCGTCTGCAGCTTGTGGTTGAGAACGTGGATCCGCTGACCAACAAGGTTGTGCTCATCGCTCCGTACGACCCGGTCGGAACCTTCCGCAACGATTCGACCACGGCGGGCACGATCTCGGCCATCAACGAGCTCAACAACAACTGCGACGTGGTGTACGCGAACAGCCACCTCGTGAACAACGCGGGTGGAACGGCCTACACGGGCATCGCTGGTATCAACAGCTGGCTCAAGGCAGGCACCGAAGGCGGCAACCAAAACAAGCTCCTCGGCACCGAGGCGGACTCGACGGACTTCATCGACGTGACGGAGCGTCCTGAGTTCAAGAGCTTCAAGTACGCGGTCAACGGAGTCCTGACCGAGTACAACCTGAAGCGTTATCTCCAGCGCGTTCACTCGGCGTTCGAGCCGCTCGGTCACACTATCGACACGCTCGTCGCGTCTGAGGGTGTGTGGAGCGCCTACGAGTCGCAGAAGATCGGCCAGTACCGGATCGACCGCACCAACCGGGTCGCGTCAATCACGAACGAGGGTCAGCAGGAAGGCTTCTCGTTTAGCTTCGAGGGCCACACCTACAAGGGTTACACCTCGCGGTTTGTCGAGGCTGGCACCTTGTACGGCATCAAGCTCGGTGGCAAGAACTGGAAGAAGTACGTTCCGCCAAGCCCGGCGGGCATGTCCAAGATGAGCCAGGCGGACGCTTACGTTCCGTTCGAGTTCGTCGCGGGCGCCATCACGGGTACCTCGACCAACCAGCTCCCGATCTACCAGACCGTGAGCAACCAGACCATGGTCACGCAGGCAAGCCAGATGCCGGGCCGCATCCGCATGCAGCTCGTGCCTGATCAGGTCAACGGCATGAAGCTCACGGGCATCACTGAAGACCGCGTCTACATGTGATTCTGAACCGATAGCACGGTACAATGGGGCCACCTCGTAAATGGGGTGGCCCCTATTCTTTGGAGAGCAGCATGACGATGTCGGACGACGAGATCACTGCAGCACTGATGCTTGGTACGGAGATGACCCCCGAAAAAGTCGAACTGGTTCCTCCGTGTCCTTGGTTAGAGGCTTTGCAGCGAAAGACAGGTTTGCCCACCCTGTTCGTGTACCGACATCGAAAGACCGGAAAGTTCGGGTTGGCCCAGTGGACTGTGAAGCCCAAGACGTTTGGTCAGGGGATCGCGGCCGCTACGGAGATCTGTTTGTTCTCGGCTCCTCCGGGTCAGAACCCTCCGGACTTGCCGGACATGGAGTGGTTGATGTGGCGCTGCAAACCGGAGGGCGACATGGTTGATGAGATGCGCCGTAATCGACTCAACCGAATCAGCGAGCGTCAGTTGGCGTTGGTTGAACGCAAGAATGTCCTTGATGAGATGGAGAAGGTGCTTCGGAAACGGAAGTTGGACGAAGCCGCCGACAATCTGAGTCTTGAAGACGTACCAGACGACGGCCCCGAACTGGATCAGATGCGGGAGCTTCTACGCTGGGCCATGAACGACAAGATCATTTCTACAGGTTGAACCATGCACTCAACAGGATCCATCATCAAGACATATTGCGAGAAGGTCCGTCATTACCTTGATGATCCAGATCTGGACGCCAAGTACGACGACAATTATCTGGTTCGGTTCTTTATGTCGAGCGGTATGACAGATGTGATCAGCCGTGTGTCGATGATGTCCGACGCTCAGATTGTTGTACCGATGACCTTGAGTGTTGCTTCTGGAACTCAGTACTACAAGTTGCCTCCGATTGTCCGGCAGGTTCTGCGGGTCGGAGTCGTCAACACCAGTACCGGCAACTTCATTGAGGACTACCATCCCCGCAGTGAGTTCAATGTGTACGGTCCTGGTTGGTCTCTTGAGGGGAACACCATTTCGTTCAAGCCCTACCCAACCGAAGCCAAGACTTACACGATTCTGTATGTGCCTTCTGGAGATGTAGGGGCCCATTACGACGCCAATGCTGGGGGCACACTGAACGCAAACGGCACTTTCACCCTTGATACAACCGTGACCATTGGCTCTCTTGATAAACGAGAGAATGCTTACGTGGGTTGTTACCTACGGATCTTTGGCGCAAATGTTGTTGATGAGTGTGTGATCTCGGCGTACAACGCGACTACACGAGTTGCGACTTTGAGAACTGCTGCGACCAACCCTGCAGGAACCTACAACTACGAAGTGATTCCGTTCACGATGGAACCAATGGTTGATGCGGTTTCTTTGAGTGCGGCTATTCGGGCAGGTGTAGGCCGAAAGATTTCGCAGGCTCATCAGCAATCGCTGGCGTTTGCGTATCGACAAGCCATCAAGACGGCGCATGACACTCTTGGCAACATGAACTCCCGCGCTGGAAAAAGGTTCACAGGCGGAACAGTCGACAACATGAACCTCTTTGTGTTCTGATGTCCAACGAAGACTTGTTCAACATTGCAGGTCGTGAATTCGATCAAATTGTTCCTGGCTTCTCGGCTCCATACATGGGCCGTATCAGCCAAGGCTTTCAGATCAACACGATTTCATCGGGTCTACGCTTTGTAGATTCGGTTCCGTACACAGCCTCGGGCGACGTTCCAGGTCAAGTAGGGCCATCGGCGGTTTCATCATTCATGGGCTTTGGAAGTGACGGCTCTGGCACAGGTGCTGGGCCGATCAACTTCTTCAACATTGTGAACAACCCTCCGACTTCTGGAACTGCAAATCCTGAGTCTGTTCCTGCAATTGGTCCAGAAGAACGGATCCGTTATTCGTGTGTTGACGGCACTTGTTTGCAAGACCCGAACGGCATTTACCTCGGAATTGATGAGTGTCTTGCCGGAGGTTGCTTGCCGGGTGGTGGGGGTGGTGGCGGCGGCGGTGAATGTGAGGACTGCTGTGAATGCAATCACGGAACAACGCACACGATCTTCAAAGCCAAGATTTTGAATGTGATTTCTGAAACTGGTCTTACGGGTGGAACTTGTGTCGGAAAGTACTGGGAGTACACATGGATTGAGTTGTTGGCCCCATCGTCCACAGCGACAGCCCGCTCTTATGCGCTTTCGGGGGACAAAGCCTACAACGTGTACGAGTGTTCAATTCCGGACTCCGGCGGAAACACAGTACCCTCCGGATCAACGATTGTTCGGAAGCGCATCCCTAACAACGCCATTGTGCCGATGTATCTCGACGAAGAAGGCAAGCCGTGGTTCCACATGGAAAACCCATTGCAGGTGACTTGCGATGAGTAACGGGATCCTTGGCGCTGCATGTTGCTGTACACCGGACCAAATCGGTGGTTGCCCTAAATGGATGGGTTCCACTTACTTGGTGACCGATATCGGCGGTGCTTACGAGTTCTCGTTCCAAAACAGTTGCCGTTGTAATCAAGGAGTACAAGAACCCCCAGAGGTTGGCTACATAGAACGAACCTTGACAGTCTCATACAGTCAAGTAGCTCCTGCAGTTGTTGAACTTCGCGAGGGTTGTTGCAATCCAGGAAGTGTTTGTAGTTGTTGCTGTTATCGCGCAACTGGGTATATGCAGGTCTCGTGGACTTTGACAGTCTCTTGCTACTCATCTTTCTGTGACGCCAGTACCCAACCCTGCCCTACGATCATTACTCCCGCCTGCGGTGAGAACCAAGAAGTTGTTCTTGTGGTCACCAATACGTACACAGGTATTGCGGTGACACCATTCTGTTTGGACATCATTCGAGCATCGGCTGCCGGTGTGCCAACAGGTCCAGCTTGTAACGGTTTCACCCCAAGTACCGCGGAAGCTTGGATTCATCGGCTGTCGATCTGTGGATTCCCGATGCAAGGCAGCATTGAGGCTTGTCCTACTCCACCAATTGGTGGGGGTGGTGGTCCTTACTGCCCATGTACCTTTAGCTTTACCAATCCGCCGTATGGCGCGTATTGCCGAGGTGCATCAATACCCTTCGTTTCAAACTATGAACCTTTGAACACGATTGCCAATTCAGATGCCGCTTTCTTGGGCTACTGCTTTCAAATGGATGCGCGGTGTGGAAATCCGCTTGGCACAGAAGTTGAATGTACATCTCCAACTATTTCATCCTGTCTTCCATGCACAGATACGAACAGTGGGGTTTACGGCCCTTTCGCTTTGGCTTTCATGGAAGAGTTCGGGGGCCAAGATCCACGTCCTAATTGTTTAGTCGGCGGAGGACTTGGAACTGCCAATTGGTCTTTCCAAAGTCTCAATTATCCAGAGGGTTACGATCCATGTGATCCTTGCGGACCTAGTTACGACGGAGACGCAGGAGATCCGTGTTTTTCGGTCTTGATTGGGGCGCGCCCAGGATTCTGGCGGTACATATGAGATGCCTGCACCACAACGGTTCTGAGTGCACTAGCCCGAAAGGCCGCGAACTCTACGGCCCCAGACCGTCAGAGGGCGTTTGCTTTCAGGCTTGTGTGCACCGCGTATCTGATGACCCCCCACTGATTCAGGTGTCTGTGCCTGAGCCTCCTAAGCCGAGCCTGCTGCGTAAAGCCGTAAGCTGGGCCCAAGCGGAGCTCAGCAAAGTGGTCGAGGGACCAGTGGGGGGCACTGCGCTCGAAGCTCGGCTCAACGCTTGCCGGATCTGCCCAGCCCTCAATACCCAAGGAGCCAGTGGGGGGCAACTCGGCTGGTGTACAAAGTGCGGCTGTAAGCAGGGGGGAAGCAGATCGGAACTTACGGTGAAGGCAACTATGCCGAAGGCGACGTGCCCATTGGGGCGTTGGCCTGTCGATACTAAGGATGGGTGACCTATGGCCGACATGAAGACTGATTGGGCGTATCCGGTGATGGAGACCACGTTGGACAAGCGGCTTGAGAAGCCGGGGGTTCAGCGGGGTTATTCCAGTGAACTCACGGGCGTGGACGGGCGCAGCGAAGGCGGACTGAAACCGTTTCCGGGTTTCAAGTTGGCGTACACGCTGAACCAGTTGAAGAATCAGTCGGGGCACTCGTTTGCGAGTCGCGTCTTGGATGTGAAGGCGATTGACTTCCGGATCGGCAGTGAGGATTACGGGTACGGGTTTGTGTACCGAGCGACCCGTGGTACTACGACGACGTGTGATGTCTTTGTGGATTACTGGGACTCCGTGAATCGAACGTGGACCACCTGTTTCAAGGTGATGGACGCGGTGGTTTCGACGGGCCAGTTTGATGTGCAGGTGTTTGGGAAGTTTGTGTATTGCTTCTTGGAAGGACGAACACCGTCGCTGTTTTATGTGGAGGCTTCAAGGACGAAGGAGTACGACTGCGAAGCCGATACGTATTTGAGTTCGGCGACGCCGACGACCGTGGCTCCGATCTCGTATGAGATGGAAGTGCTTACGGGGGCATCGACGAAGAATGCGCTGATGCGGTTTGATACGTCTGCGGAATCCTCGAAGACCGTAGAGCAGGCCATTCTCAAGTTTGTAATTTCGTATAACGCTATTCCGGCGAATGCGACTTTGCACATCAATCCGGTTACGGATCCTTCGGCGACAGGGGTGTTGTGGACCGAAGCGCAGGCAACATGGAACAACAGGACGACTGCGTCTGCGTGGAGCACGGCAGGCGGTAGTTACGATGCGACGTATCAAACGAATGTGTCTGTGGCTAAGAACTTTTTGGGGGCTGTGCAAGCGGATGTCACAACGCAGACTCAGCGGTGTGTGTCGGGTTTGGCACAATCGTTTACGCGAAAAACGGATTTGATTATTAGGGGTGGTTCGTTGTCTGCGTTGGTGACGATCCCGTCGCGGACACAGGCGAATTATTCGATCAGGCCAAAGTTGGTGGTGACGTATACCAACAAGACATTCTTGACGCCGGTTGTTGTCGGGTTGACAACTTCGGGAAGTATTCCGGGGCCTGGTTTGCAGCCTACGTTGAGTAGTCCTGAAAGAGGAGTTTCGCCTGGGTCATTCAATCCAAGGCCTGCGACACGTCCGGCAGAGGCACAGATCGTTTTGGTTTCTGATGATCCGTACACCACCGGAAATAACTTTCCAGATCAAGTTTCTGGTTTGTGTCCTGCAGACTCGTTTACGGCGACCGCGGCGACTACACCCCCAGGAAGTTCGTATACGCACTCTCCAACGGCAGGAGCTTGTAGCCCAAGTGCGACAGGTGTGATTACGCAGTTGTTGACGCCTGCAAACAAGCAGACCAATGTGAGTGTCACACCGAAACTGGATTGGACTACGTACTACCCGAACGGGGACGCATTGAATGCGAACGTCAAATGGGACGTGTACATGGTGGAAGAGGGTAAGGGAAACCTGTCGAACTATCGGTTGAATACAGGAAGCCCGGGTGGGTTGACGGTGACGTACTTTGAGCCAGCGTCATTGTTCCCGAATCTCCGGTTGGACTACGGAAAGAAGTACCTGTGGAAAGTTATTGCAAAGCGCAATGACTGCGCGGACTTCTATGTAAGTAGCTCGACGGGCACCTTTACGACTGAGAATCGGTATTCGGCGCGTAAGTTTGAGCCGGGGGATTACAGCTTTGGGTATGTGCTGGTGAACTCAAAGACCGGTCGAAAGAGTGGCTTTAGTACGGTGGCGCAGATCCGCAGTGATGATTTCAAAGTGGTTCGGCCGGAGGGTGGAAACAACATCACGGTGAAGCAAGATCAGTACATCGGCATTGAGATCGTGTACGACTCAACGAAGTACGATCTTGTGTATGTGTATCGAAGCGTGAAGATCCAAGATGCAGGCGGCACCATGGTTGCAGGTCTGCCGTTCTTGGACGCGATTGTCACGCTTCAGGATTACCACACTTGTTTGAATGGCACGGGCCGCACTTACGATGCTGCGACAACCGGCTTGCGGCATGCGATGTACTTCTATGAGTTAGAAGACAAGCAGTTGGTCTACCAGAATCCGTACATCGACCGCAGTGTCTTTGATGACAAGATGCCCTTTGGCGGGGCTGCTTTGTTCCATCAAGGCACAATGTTGGTGTCAAAGATCAAGGCCCCTCCCTCGTCCACTTCTGATGAACGTCGCATTCCAGACCCTGTTCGTGGGCTTGGAGAAATGCGGTGGTCCAGCCTGATGGATTCGAGTCCGGAATTGTTTCCGCCGTTCAATCGGTACAACCCTACGGTTCCAAGTAACGAGGTGGTTGCGTTTGCGGCTGTTGGAACCAATGCGGTCGGGTTGTCACGCGATAAGGTTTATCACCTCCGAAAGAGCGGTCCGTACATCAAAGTGACAGAGATGCACGAAGGCTTCGGGGTTGTCAACCACAAAGCGTTGGTGTCGGTGGGTTCGTCGGTGTTCTATGTGACCAGCCACGGGCTCAAGAGTGTTGATGCTCAAGGGCAATTAGATGAGATCCGGAACCTCAACAGCGTGATTACAAAGGAGTGGAAGGACAACCTAAACGAGGTCATGTTGACGCACGATCCGTTTATGAACTGCTTGTTCGTGCACAACCCGACGCAAGAAGAAACATATGTGCTGTGGTTCTCGACAGGTAAGACCACAAAGGTTGCGGACTCCAACTTCAATCTGGTTACAAACGGCGCGTGGCCTACAAACTGGGTCAGCGATCTGCTGAGTGCTGGAAATGATTTGGGTCGTCGAGCGTTCTTCTTGCAGAACAATCAAGACACTCGGGCTTCCGGAACGGGGTACGGAGTGTTTGATGGCCCTCGAATCTATGTTGTTGATTCTTACGGGTCCAAGGAGATCAACGGGTCCGCAACATGGGATGGGGCTCGTCGAATTACGACGCTGGACTTTGATGGGGATTCTCGGTTTACGGCTTCTGGAAACTGGGACAACATTCTTGGCCGGATCCCTATCACGATCAGCGGGGACACGGTTGTAGGTACAGATGCTTGGAAGTTCTGTTACTTGTATCTGGTGTGGTCTACACAGAACCCCCAGAACATCGGCAAGAAAGCCAAGATCTTCTACAACAGCACCACAGGTGTTTTCCCCCAGACCACGGGCAATGCTTGGTTGAATGCAACGGTGACCGGCGATGTGTTCGTGGTCAGTCCGGTTGTGTTTGAGTGGGCAGGCCACTCGTTGGGGATGTCCGATGAACAGGGAATGGTGTACTCGAATGCGGACCTGTTCCGTATGAAAGTGGTCGGGAGCATCGGGGCTTCGTTTACCGACGTGGTGGGACCCCCCACTAGTGACGGTAAGACAAGTTCGACGCCGTTGGATCGGTTCACGGGGTTGTTGTACGCGGGCACTGAAGAGGTGGCGTCGATGACGGCGTTGACCAAGGACACCAGTGGAAATCTGTACTCGTCGGTAGAGAACGACGAAGGCATGGTGTATGCCGCTTTCGGTGTCGATTCTTCAGATGGGCGGTACGGGGCTAAAGGCACGACGTTGTGTCCGGGCATCCGCATTCTTTGTCCCGACCTAGATTTCAGGTTGCTGGGCTGTATTGTGCGCGGGTCGATTACGACGGTTGAAAGAACTACCAATATCCGAGGAAGCTGATGAGCCAGTTCAACATGAATCAAGGTTTCGGGGGACAGTCCGGATACGATCCTCTCGGGTCGTTGACGGGGCTGGGTAGTAGTCCGTTTGCGCAGGGTGGTCGCAATCAGGGGGGCATGCGGAACATGGGTCGCCGTCAAGCACCTCAAGTTTCGACTCCGTTGACGCCTCCTCCGTCAGGTCGTGGTGGCCGACAGTTTGTAGCTCGGCAGGGCGGCACCATGGGCATTGTGGCCCAGCAGGGTGGCCCAGACCGGAACCGTGAGGGCCAAGGCTTTGGACGGACTATTCCGCAGCAGTACTTGAACTTTGATGCCGCGCTTGCGAATGCGATGGGTACCGACATTCGGAACCAGCAGGGCGCGATGAACGAGATGTTCCAGCGCAATGAGCGGCAGATTGGCTTGACCGAAGACGCTCTTCAGCGAGGCATTGGGACACTGCAGCAGTCTGGACAAGACCAAAGGGCTGCGTTGCAGGGTATTGCTGGAGGGTTGGAAAAACAGGGTCAGCAGGGTTACGACGAATTCAAGCAGTTCCGTGACCGGCAAATGGGTGCGGTAGATCAAGACATTGCGGCTGCAAATCGACAAGCAGGACAGGCGGTCAGCAGCTATGAGCAAACTATCTCGCAGTTCAAAGATACGAGTGCCCAGGACGCGGCCAATGCATCGTTCGGGCTACGTCAGAATGCCAAGAGCCAGATGGCCGAAATCGACATGCTTGATGCAAGCCCTGCAGAGAAGGCGGCATTGAAACAGCAGTTGACAATGGACGTCGGCAATCAAGTGACCCAAGCGGTCACAGGCATCTACAGCAACATGAACCAAACGGTTGCGTCTATGGGAAGCAACTTGGCTTCGTTGAAGATGGGCCAGTCCCAGCAGACGTTGGCTGGGGGCCAGTTGCGCGGGCAGATGGGCACCTCGTTTGGGGCGCAGACTTTGGATGCTCAGCGCATGAACCAACAGATGAGAGAGTTGGGCGCACAGTTGCGAGCAACCGGTGAGAATGCTGTTGCAAGTGCTATGCAGCAATCCGTGATGTTTGAGATGAATGGGCGTCAAACGATTGCCCAAATGATCCAAGAGAACCCTCGTCAGTTTGTCAGCTTGTTTGCTGGCTTGACGGGTTACATAGCGGGTGCGACGGTCCCAGGCTTGCAGGACATCAGCGTTCCTAACTTCGGAGCAATGGCATGAGCCGCATTCCAAGTAACACAGATCAGTTTCTTCAAGGCGTCGCACTGGGAACCCAGAACCTCGGCTTGGCTTCGCAGAACCAGCGGGCGAAGATGGACTATTCATTGGCTCAACAACAGATGGGTCTTGAGCGCCAGCGCATGGCTCAACAGGGCCAACAGTTTCAGCAGGGTTTGGCGGCTGAAACTGCGAACGCTGAGATGATGCAACAGGGTCGCGAGCTCATGCAACAGCGGGAACTCGCACAGCAGGGCACTCAATTTGATCAGACCATGCAGTTCAATCGGGAGCAAAACCAGATTGAGCGCATGATCTCTATGCGCATGAAACAGATCGATATGGATCTGATGCGAAACGAACAAGAGACTGCGGCGATGGCCGACAACGATCCCCGGTTGCAAGCGGCTCGTGCGAAGCGTCTGCAATTGAAGCGACAAGGTTACGAGTTGCAGGAGTTGATGGCTTCGACGCAAGCCGGTTTAGGAATGGCTCAAGGCGTCCGTAATGACCGTCTGCAAGAAGCCGAGGCCACGGTGTCTCAGTATCAAGAGGCGGTCAATCAACGCGCCGCAATGGCTCGGGATGCAGTCCGAAGCGGCTTTGATTACGCGGTGACCAAAGACGCTCTTGAGGGCGGCTTCCTCAACGAAGCCCAACGCTACAACGAAGCCATCGACCTTGAAATTGCTAAGGCTCAATCGACGGGCGACTTTAGCACTTTGATGCAGTATATGACTGGTCAAAAAACCTTTACGACGGGTACAGCACACTACGGAATGATGGTGATGTTGGATAACGTGAAGGCTTACTTCACGGGGCAAGGCAGCCCTGAGCTTGCGGCTAAACGCGCATCTGACTTTATAAAGAACGGTGGCGCAATGGCGTCGCAGGTTCTTGATAACGCGATTCGGTTGAACGAGTCGGCCTTTGGTCTTGAGGGCCCCGAGAAGGACGCAGCGGCTCGCGCTGTTTCGGAGATTGTGTCTTACGCCACGATTATGACGGGCCTTGAGCCGAGGTTCCGTGGCACAGGAAACACAGCCGAGTTGCGCCAAAAGATCGCGCAGAATGTTGGCAAGCTTCGGCAGTACGGCATGGGTGACGAACAGATCTCGGCTTTGTTTGAGGGCCTTGAAGATCTTGGGGCCCAGCGTCCCCAGTTGCTTGCGCAATACCAAGAACGCGACCCTGATGTCAACCAAGCAAAGTTGTTGGAGACCAGCCTTGACGGCGTATCCCGCATTCAGGACATGATCGAAGGCGTCTTGTCCGACGACAAGTTGATGAAACCAGTGGGGGGACGCCTCGCAGACATCTCCAAGTTCAACATGGTGAATGCGATCAAGAAGGCGGAGTTGGCTTACGGAACAACGCAAGACAGTGCGCAGATGATGGGTTTGATGGAAGAACTTCAGGGCTTGGGCATGGGCCGTCAAGAGATTGAGGCTGTTGCATCAAGGTTGATTGAGGCGGATCCGAACTTGAAGTTCTTGCGTCCCGAGGAATACGCAAATTTCTTAGAGGCTCTTGGTCGTCGAGGTACAAACATTGGCCTCGAAGCAGAAACTACCGCTGAAGACATCGGTCAGTTGCAAGGGCAAGTTGTTGCAGAGAACCGATTGCGTGGTTTGTCGGAAGCAGAACAACGGCTGGCTGATCTTGCTGGTCTTATTGGAGGTTGACCATGGCAGACATCAAGAACCAAGACGCCCTTGACGCCCTTTTCAAATTGGCAGTTGAAGATAAAAACAAAGACGCCATCAAGAAACTTAAAAAGCTTCTACTAGATGGAGAGGCCCATATTCCGAAGGGGTCTACCAGGCCTGTGTTTGGGGCGGCGCCGAAGGTAGAAGAGGCGGCAGCTGCGGTTGAGAAGTTGTCGGCTGGTCGTGCTGCCAAGAAGGAAATGACAGCCGCTATGCAAGCGGAAATGGCTGCGGCAGAAGAGCGGGCTAAGAAGGCAGCGGCAGCACAGAAGGCTGCTGATCAGAAGGCGCTTGAAGAACTTCAGGCTCAAAGGGCTGCGGACGAAGCCAAGAAGGCTGCTGCAGCTCCGGCACCTGAAGAGCCTAAAGCCTCGAAGGCTGAGGAGCCGAAGGCACCTACGGCCAAGAAGAACGAGCCGACGAAAGAAACGAAAGCGCCGAAGTCTCGTACCGGAAAAGGTACTGAGGGATTGAAACAGGTGCGAACCCGTGAGGTTGCAGTTGAGGCTGCGCCTTCACCGGCAGCTCGCACTCCCGCGCCCGGTGTTGAAGTTGCAAATCCTGCGCGTCAAGAAATGCAGGAAAAAATGGGGCGCATCAAAGCAGGGGCAAAGGTCCAAACTGAAAGGGCTCAACGGGCTAACCCAATTGGGTTACCGGATATCCGGCGCAACATTGCGGAGGGTAACCCAAAGGCTGCAATTGAAAAGTTGCGTGGCCATGACTTCAAGAAGGCCTTTGCACGGTTGGCTAATGGTCCCCGAGTGAAGTTGTTGCAAGACACTTTCGGGCCCAACGTGATTCGTTTGACGGCTGTGCAACAAGCTCGTCTTGGTGAAATGGCTATGGCCCGGGGGGTTATGCAGAGTCTTGGGCTGACAGAGACGCCGGACTTTGGGGATGTGGATCGGGCCATCAACAACTTGGCTGATCGCATTCAAAACTCTGACGCTAAGACCCTCAACAAGGGCTCCATCAACAATCAAATTGATGCGGCTCACAAGGCAACCTTGACCAGTGGGGGGAAAATCCGCGCAGGCAATCTATCTGTTATGTCTGAGGAGAGGGGCGAAAAGTTAGAACAACTTTCTCGTAACAAGCGAGATGCTGAAGCAGCAGCAAAGAAAGAAGCGCGGGATATGGCTCGTCCTAAGTCAGAACCTAAGCCGAAAAAGGTAAAGACAGCCCCAAAGAAAGATGTACCCGACTTAGATTTTGGAACCCCTACGGCCCCAGCTACGGTTCCGGCGGCCGCTCCTACTTCAACGAGTGCTCCAGCGCGGCCTACAGTTACGGTCCCTGAACTTGAAGAGTTTGTTCCCCCCACTGGAAGTGCGGCTCCTGCTGCATCGGCGTCTCCTGCGGCTCCGGCGGCGGTTGGTGGGCCCGCACGGACGGCAAGCACGAAGTTGGGTAAGACGGGGGCCAAGGAGATCCGTGAGACACTGGCGGCAAACAGCATTGATGAGAAGCGAGTCTTGAACGCGATCAACAATGCGATGGCTGGACAGAAGGGCTTCAAGCCGTTTACGAAGCTGGAAGATGTTCCGGCAGCATTGCGTCCGCGCGTCGACGCTTACCTCACCAAAGTGATCGCGGCTGGCGGTCGAGCAATGCCTTTGCCTCCGGCTTCAGCTACGGCTTCTGCTGCCGCCAGTGGAGGAACCATTGCGGATGTGTTAGGTGGTACCTCGGGTGTGAAAGCACCGCCCCCCACTGGTATCTCTAAGAAGGAAGCGATGGATCTTCGCCGGTCGTTGGGGCGTATCTCACCGGAGGCAGAAGCGGGGCTTGTCAAGGCAGCGGCTGGGAAGGGCATCCCAATTACACGCTTGGAAGATCTTCCAAAGAGCGAGTTGTCTTGGGCTAAGAGGTGGTTGGCAGGGACTAAACGGCCTGTGCCCTACGGCCCCAAGTTGCCACCCGGGGGAGTAAAGCCCCCTGTGTTTGGTCCTGAGTTGCCACCGGGGGGACTTAAACCTGCGGCGGAACTTGTGGAGTTTGGACCGGCGACGGCTGCGAAAGAAGCCGAGATGGCTGCGGCTGCGGCCAAGGGTGGTGGCTTGAGGGCTCTCGGGGGTAAGGCTCTTGGATTCTTGGGGCCGCTGTTTGCGCTGTACTCGGCGTATTCGCTGATGGACATGGCCAAGCAGGGCACCGTGGACGAAGCAGATCAACGGCGTATGCGGGCACTGCAGACATTCGGGGCACTCAGTGGGGGGCTCGCAGAGGAGGCCAATGCACGGAACCAGATTCAGCAGATGCGCCAGATGGTGGATCTTGCGGGATTGGAACGGCAGCGAAGCCTTGACGAAATGCGACAACAGTATACTGGGAACTCAGCGTTGGATGCTTTGCTTCGAGGACAGCAAGGTAGTTTGGCCGCGATTGCGGCTCCGAGTCGGCCGAGCATTGCTGAGATGATGGCGAGGATGTAATGGTGCAAATTGAAGACGTCAAACAACTTTCGCACAGCATTGTGGAATCCCATAATGCAAGGGGTTTCGCGTTGGTAAAGTTGTCAACAGGAAATCCGAAAGTGCAGGGGGTCTTGTTGAACGTGTCAAAGATGCCGCTGGTGATTGACGGGGCGCAATTGAAGGCGAAAGCGGATGTGCGCCGGTTTCTTTGGGATCATCGGAATGGGGCAACAGTTCGGCGTAAGGATCGCACGTGGGTCTGGAGCCGATACTTGAAGGATGAGAACAAGAGTGTGTTGGGGTTTGCGACCCTAACGACCAAGGATGTTGCGGAGCGGTTACGGCAGATCAACCCGGAATATGAATGGATTGAGGTGTCCCAATGAGTCGAATTGCGGGAGCCGCATTCAAAGGTTTGGCTGAGTTGGCTGGGCCGATCAAGGCGTTTGCAACTCCGAGTCCTGGCATTAGGTCGGGCCTTGGTAAGTTGGGGCGTGGCGCAGAGATCGCAGGTTTCGACTTTAGCTCTCCGACCAATGCGTTGGCGTTTGGTGTTCCAACAGCAATGTTTGCGGGGTCGATGTTGAGCGGGTTGGGATCTGGGGTCAAGGAAGAATTCACGGGTGTCCGTAATGATTTGCAGGAGGAGTTGCGACGCCAGCGCTTTCAGGCCGCGCAGGTGATGAAGGCGCAACGGTTGCAGCGGGCAATGGCGGACAACATGATGCGGTTGGCGAAAGCAAACCCACAGTTGTACAACCAATTGATGGTTGGTCGAACGTTGCCGCAGGGTGCGGTCGTGATTGGGGGAGGCCAGAGGAGCGACTTCTTGGAAAGCGTGGCCTACCAGATGGCAACAGGGGGGTTTGGAAATGGAGTTGGAACCCCCGATTCTCCCGATATCATGCAGTCTCTCGTTGACTCTTACTGAGGTACCTCTATGCCCGGCCAAATCCCCCTTGACACCAAGTACTACCCTTCTGACTTCCAAGTCGTAACCATGTCTCTTGTGGCCGTGGGTGCAACATCCAAAATTGTGATGTACGCGGACCGCGACTTAATCATCGATTCGGTGATCGTGACGATTGGAGACGGACCTAACTCCAATTCTACGCTTCGGTTGGCTTATGTCACGAATCTTGCTGCTCCAACGTACACTGCAAACAATTCGACCGGAACGACATTCAACATCACGACGGTGCTCAATGTGACGGCAGATACCCCTGCAAGTGGTGGTCCTTCGCTGCGCTACATTACCGGCGATGGAACCTTCGATTTTGTGAAGTCGGCGGGGGTTCCCATTCAGAACATTGTTCCGCAAGGAGCAACAATTTGGGTGACTGCAAACACTCTGGCAGGGATGGAGCGGGGATCCGTGCAGATTCGGTTCCGTAGTCAACTTTGAAAGGCGGGCGTGATGCCGGGCCAAATCCCATTGGATATCCGGTATTACCCCGGGGACTTTCAGTACACAAGTTGGACGATCCACGAACCGAAACATGATCGGTATCCGGTGATGTTTACGGATCGCAATGTGGTGATTGATTCTGTGGGTGTGTTTGTTGAGGATGCGGTCAATCAAGACATCACGATCAAGTTTGTTGCTGCGCCACAATTAAATGTTCCGGACTACACAACCCCTATTACGGGACAAGTAGACCTGACAACCGGATTGGCTCTTGCGACAGGTGGGACATATCCTTTGTGGGCAACCACAGCAGGTACGGCAGGGTTTACACTTAACAGGTCGAACAACCTGTTGATGGCCCCGAAGGGATTGTGGTTGGTTTCGAGTGGACATTTCTCGGGCGTTACCGGAAACTTGCACGTGCAAGTGCGATGGCGAAGCACGTTCTGACAGACATCTTTTCCCCCTGGAGAGGGCCATCCTTGCGGGTGGTCCTTTCTTTTTGAGTGATACTTCAAGCATGAGCCAAGTACCGATCAATCTTCCGTTCGAGCAACTGTCGAGTTACGAGAAGCCGATGCTGTTGTTGACGCAGGCTCTCGACAACGAGATGACTACGAGGGGGGTCATGCAGACCCTTGTAGATGTGGACGGGCTGAGTCCTAAAGAACGGGACCTGTTGACGGATCGGCTGAAGGAGAAGATCGGGCGCAATGCAATCACGGATTCGGCGATTGACATCATCACGAATCCGTTCGTGTTGTTGATGGCGGTCACTTCACCAGTGGGGGGCCAAGCACTAAGCAGGACCGGCAAAGCGATCTTCGATATGAGTGAGCGGTTCAGCCCGTTCGTAAAGGAACAGGGAGGAATGCACTCGGCTTTGGGAATCTTGGCGCCAATGCAGAAGTTTCAAGGGACTTCGCTGACACCGGCAGTGCAAGCGATGACGAAGGGTGTAGACACGATGGAACGGCAGATGCTGGAAACAGTGTCTACGCCGTTGGCTCGGGTACTAGAAAGGCATGGACTTGAGACGTTGAACTTCTCGGGGATTACGGATCCTGCAAAGCAAGCGAAAGCGAAGGAGTTGAGCGATACGCTGTGGGCTTCGCTGGAAGGCTTGGACCGTGAAGTGGTGCAGATTACGCCGAGGATCAAAGACGGGGCTTTGAAGTTTGCGAAGAAGACGCGGGCTCGTCAGGTGATCGCGGATCTTGATGAAGAGGTGGCACGGCGCGGTCTTACTGAGTTGCGGGATGCGATGCGGAAGGCGATGGATGACCGGCGCATGGCCTTGTTTGGCAATGAGGCCGCAAGTGCTAAGGCTGGGAAGTTCGTGGCTGATGAGCAGAAGATGCTGCGGATCTGGCAAGGTCTTCGGTACGGGATTGGGAGCGATACGGCGACTAGGGGAACGGGTGCACACATTGCGGCGATGATGCTTGGGCCAGAGGTATCGCAGGCGATTGAGACGGGTGCGTTGGCTGCCGATGATTTTTACGGGGTGATCCGTAAGATTGTGGACTCACAACCGACGCATTACATGCCGCGCAATGTGATTGATATGAAGGGC